TTAAACGGATAAGATATAACATCCCAAACAAATCCAAAAGTAGTTTTAATTCCGTTATACAGACCTGTAACTAGGCCTGTAACTGCATCAAAGGCGCCATTAACCAAACTACCTAGTTGCTTAAACGGATAAGATATAACATCCCAAACAAATCCAAAGGTAGATTTAATTCCATTGTATAGTCCTGTAACTAATCCACTTACTGCATCAAAGGAAGTAGTCACTACAGATCCTAATTGTTTAAATGGCCATGATATTACATTCCAGACAAATCCAAAGGTAGATTTAATAACTGTCAATGTCGAAGATATCACAGAATCTATAGCACCAAATACATCACTAACTATATCCCCCAAAGCTCCAAAAGATACATTTATACTAGGAAAGACATCAGTAGGGAATTCTTTAAGTCCTTTGGCTAAAAGCCATATTGCGCCGCCGAGGGCACCTAACGCTGCAGAACCGATGAGTATTGCAGGAGCTATAAAGGATAGGGCAGCAGCGCCTGCTGCAAGTCCAGTAATTGCTAATGTTGCTATTCCTACATCTTTCCAGCTTACTCCTGTAAATTCTTTAAACGCTTTTGCAGAGATCAGTAAACTTCCAGATAATAATCCTAAAGTTACAGTTCCCAACATTGCCCTCGGATTAGCTAATGATATTAATCCGGTAGATAGTCCAGTTAATGCTGCGCCTACTCCACTGCCGAGTCCAGCCCCAATCCCTCCTAAAGCACCTCCTGCTGCTCTACCAGCACCGCCTGCTGCTCCTGCTGCTCTACCAGCACCCCCCGGAGGCCCACCACCGCCGACCGGCGGGCCGCCTCGGCCGCCCGGAGATCCGCCTGGAGGCACGCCGCCTCCAAACATTGATCCAACTGCTGCTACTGCTGCTCGAGTTCTAACAACTGCCAATGCTAAAACTGCTGCTGCTAACGAAGCTCCTAATATCTCAAACAAATAAGGAATTTTGAGCATTGCATTTAGCACACTGGTAACTGCAGTTACAAGAGGATTCATTACATTCCAGAGGGCAGATACTATAGGCAACAGTTTAGTCAAGAGTTCTTGACCTAATTTCTGCATTGCTATTTGAGTTTCAACAGCCTGTGCAGCTTCGGATTTTTTTTGTGTTGCTTGCTGTGCAGCAATATCATTCATTATTTTTGCAGTGCCCTCTGCAGTATCTGCTCCCTTCTTTTCTAACTGAATCGAATATAAAGTAGCACCATTAACGATTCGATTACCTTGCATTGCTAGTGCAGTTGCAGTGAGCCCTAGACTATCGGTTTGCCTTTTTACTCCTGCATTAAACATTCCAAATCCAGACTCGACACCTTTCATTGTGCCGGTTGCACTTAATGCCTGATCTGCCATCTGATTTATTCCCTGTGCGGCTTGAGAATAAATCCCTGTAAATTGTCTAGCATCCTCAGTTATTGGTGGTAACCCTGCAATCCTAGACATGAAGGCTTCTTGCGCGCCAGCTATACCAGAATTTGCAGCAGCCTGTCTACCTATTTCTGCCCTAGCCTTCTGTTCTTCTGTCATGCGCGACAGTGCCTGTTGATAGGCTGCATTAGCAGCAGCTTTTTTTTGATCTTCTTCTTGTTGTTTTCTACTTCTTCCACTAAACTGCGTTAGCTTGTCTAACTCTGTAAAATATTCACCAGTGGCTTTTGTTATTAATTCAGTATTTTCTAATTCTTTCTTAGTCCTGCCTCCAGTAACAGAAATATACGAGAGCATCCCTTCGTTAATTTCTTTAGTGGTCATTCCAAGAGCTCTAAGATCTCGACCAATTTCACTGCCCAATAATTCCTTACTTAATTGCCTGAACGAAGTAGCTCCTTGATTTACAGTACCACCCATTTTGGCAAAAATTTCACCACTCTGCGATATAACATCTCGAAATTCATCTAATGTCATAAAGGTATCGGCGGCAGCCTGTCTCATTTGCGTTAGGCTGCCCCCGAAGTTAGCTCCTACGCGAGTAATGCTTTGATAAGTCTGTAATAAATTTTCTTGATATGCAGCTAACTTTTGCATACCAGAAAATACTGCGCCTAAAACTCCCGGTAGTTTAGCAAAGATATCAAAAACACCGCTTACATTGCCAGTACCAGATGTAATTTCTTTGGTTACATCTGCTACCTTAGAAAGTCCAGCTTTTACTTGATCGGCAACTACACCTACTGCACCTAACGAAGCTCCTGTTTTTGTAGTACCCGATGCAAGTCTGCTAAGATTTTCATTTGCTGCTGCTACTGTTTCTGCGTTTAATCCGCTGTTTTGAGCAATGTTCCTAACACTCTCGAGTGTTTGCCTGTTTGCCGATAAGGTAGCCTGCAGCAGTAGTTTTAACGTAGCCTCTGTAGCCGCATTATTCAGTTCTACTGGTTCGTTACCTATTGATCCTGTGACTTCTGCCATTGTTTTTTAGTGGTTATCTGCGTAGATAAATACATCGTCCTAATTTATCTTTTATTTATCGGAGTTAAAAATATGGTAGTAAACGGCCTTCCCCTACAGAATAATCCACTAGCTTCATTTATGAGGCAACCCAAAATCTATATTAAATTGCCTAGCCAAGGAAATTATTGGCCCGCAGGTAGTTTAGACATCAGCGAAACTGGTGAATATCCAGTATATTCAATGACCGCAAAGGACGAACTAATGCTCAAGGTCCCGGATGCTGTACTCAGCGGTCAGGCAGTAGTTGATGTTATACAGCACTGTATGCCAAACATTAAAAACGCCTGGCAAGTGCCCAGTATAGATATTGATGTGATCTTGATTGCCATTAGACTAGCTACCTATGGAGAAAAGATGACCACTCCAATAAAGCTGGGAGAAAGTGGAGAGCTAGACTACGAAGTTGATCTAAGAATTGTAATGGATACCCTACAGAATCAAATCACCTGGAATCCGATTATCAGCATCAACAATGATCTTACTGTCTATGTAAAGCCTCTTAACTATAAACAAATTAGCGATAGCGCAATTAAAACGTTCGAAACGCAACGAATTATACAGATAGCCAACGACGGCGAAATGTCCGATGAGGATAAGATTAAAACTTTCAAAGATAGTTTTAAAAAGTTAACCGAGGTAACTATAGGAGTAGTAGAGTCTAGTATATTTCGAATAGATTCTAGTGCAGGCAGTACCGAAGATAGATCACATATTAAGGAATTTGTCGAAAACGTAGACAAAGACATTTTCAACAAAATGCAAAATCATCTCGATGAGCTTAGAGAAGTTAATGCAATTAAACCCTTAGTAGTTCCTGCAACACAGGATATGAAGGAACAAGGGTATGATAAAGACACAATCGAAGTGCCTTTGATGTTTGATCCTGCAACTTTTTTCGTATAAGGCTTTTGTATCTCGACAGCGAAGGTATTGACAAGCTGGTATCAGAATACGAAAAAGATACAAAAGCCATCAAGGAAGAACTGTTTAGACTATGCTGGTATATGCGCGGAGGTCTAACACTTAATGAATCTTTCTTGTTAACACCCGAGGATCGAACAATAATAGGTGAAATTATACAATCAAATTTAGAAACTACTAAAAAAACCGGTCTTAGTTTCTTTTAGATTGTTGTACCTAGGAATTTGCTGTTAAATCCTACAGTTTTGCTTTCAAATGCAGGTAATCCTAAACTGCGTCTAGCAGCATTTAGATCTGCTCGAGGAATTGATGCTTTATCGACACCACTGGCCAATTGCTGTAATACTTTCTGTATAGCAGGATCGGCAGGATTTCCTGCAGAATCCTTCCAGTCTGCATCATATTTAAATTTAAGATTGGTTCCGGGCATTTCGATTTCCTGCCCTGGAACTGGAGCTGTGCTAGCCTGCGGTTGTGTAGGGGGAGGGTTGTTAGCAGCAGGAGCACTTGATCTAGGCGGTGTCGGCGCTCCAGGCGTTGAACTAGTTCCTGCTGGTGCAGAAACAGTCTGTGTTGAGGCTGCGCTAGTCGAAGCACCAGCAGGATTAGCAGTTGAAGTTCCGCTTGTGTAGGCCTTACCTGCATCGTACCCCTGTTTAAACGATGTTCCTAATCCTCTAAGACCACCCGTTACTGCTCCTGCTACATTAGCCACCTTTTTAGCTCCTGTACCCAGAGCTTGACCAATCCTGTTAAGATCTAATTCATCTATTTGAGAATTTTCTATCAGCAGTTCAGTAATTTTCATAGCAAATAAACCTTAAAGAATTTTTATTCTTTTATTTATAAACTAAAAGTGAACTACGTTCACTTGCTTCTTCGCTATCGCTCGAAGCAGTTATTTCATCCCTAATCTTAACAGTCTAATCACTATTATCATTGTGTTAAACAGTAAATCATTATGAAAGAAGAGATACTTCGTCAGATTCAACGGTCACATTTTGCCCGTTGCCGGGCAAAAAATATATCCAAAGAGATCTTTCGTCGAGTTCTTTAGCGGTCAATAGCATTATGGCAGTTACAGAGGCGGTCAGCCGGTACCTCGAGCCAAGTTCTTATTTCTGACGGCAGGTCCACAAGTATATGCTATCATACTTGAGGCCGTTAGGGGATTACCCTTCTTTTTGCCTATATTATAATATCTTCAAACACCCAAATCGCAGGGCTTATAAGCGATCTTCATCCAGTAATAGGGTAGTGGTTGAGCACTCTTAACGGCAAGAGATTTTCCTCCCTGTGACCTCGGGTCCAGGTTTCCGAGCACTTGAAATTAGCCAGTGCGAGCTGTAACCGTTTAATTTGCCTAAGTTTTTAGTATATGTGAGCCATGTACCCTGACAGAAATTTGACCATTATAGTAATCTTTCGATTCTAATACCTTACGATCAAACTGTTCACGGGCTTCAATATAGGAGCATTCAGCCTTGGATTTGCAGTAGTATAGTATTTCTCTTTTAAAATTTTCAGTGCCTAATTGTTCTACGTCTTTGTTTAGTTCTAGGTTTGAGCCAAAATATGTTTGCCAATCTGAATCTATTTTACTGCGAATTTTCTTTTTTTTCTTGGTGCCGTTCTTTAACTTTACAGTCTTGTAGGTCGTTTTACTAAATTTTGCCAGTTTTTTGCCTATGTATTTTCTATTATTTGTTAAATTGGTTATACAATACACAAAACCCACACAATCTTCGGGAAGTTCATTAACTATCGTGCCTTGATGTGTCCATGTCATTGTTTATTGGCTTTTGATTTTTTTTCGGTCTTCCTCGAGGCCCACTCTTTTTCTTTGCCTTGAGTTTATTTAATTTAGCCTCTATACGAAGGTTAGCTAAATTTTCTTTGTTCACCAATTGACTTTGTTTTTTCAATTGCTTTGCGAGATCTTCTATATTTCTAAGATGTTTTCTTGCAGCATATCCGGGCTCTCTGCCCAATGTTTTAAAAAATCCCAGATTATCATTGTAAAATTCTACAAATTCTGTAGCCAATTGAGAGCACAGATCTTTGTATTTGTCTAATTCTTTATTCGATGTAGTCGGAAGCATTTGAGTAACTGGTAAATCCACTCTCTTTGATCACTTTTAGCACATTATTCACACGGCCGATCAATTCGTCCTTGTGTGATATTAAGTATATATTCTTATTTCGATCTCGAGACATCTTTTTTAGAACTGCGAGTGCTGCTTCAACTCCGGCTCCATCCATACCGCTGTCCACCATCTCATCGATGAACAAGAGATTAATGTTTTGATATAGTCCTTCCCATACATCTCGAAACGCAAAACTCATTGATAGAATCAGTCGATTTCTTTCACCGCGACTTAGATTATCAAAATCTAGATCTTGTCCTAGTTGTGTAATTTCTACAGAAAGATCGTTTTGAAAAATCACTTGATGGGGTAACCCCAGTGTATCAATGTAATAGCTTAATCGTTTGTTTAGATAATTTAAATTTTGATCAATAATTTTTTTACGAATAAAACTGTCTTTATTGGTTAGCAGTTTGTGTAAAAATTCTTGATGATCTTTTAATTTGGTTAATTCGTTAATAGTTTCCCAATTAATTTCTTGTAGGGCAGAATTTTCGAGCTCAACAATCTGTTCGTCATAGGGATTGATTTCATCAATTCGAGATTCTAGAGATTTTTCTAGACTGGTTAAATTATTTTTATGTCCTAATGCTTCTTCTTGTGTTTCGTAGAACGTATTAGGCTTATGTTCAAGTTCGCCTATTGCGGCAACTTCACTTAATACCTTGTTTAGGTCTCCTGTGACTTTATCGAGATATTTTTTTGACTCTGTGATGTTTTCAACGACCTTGGCAGTCATTTCTTCGTGCTTGTGATCGTGCAGGTCTTGTTCACAAGCTGGACAAGTTTTGTTGGCCAGAGTGTTTAGTTCTTTAGTATATTTGGTTAAAGTTCGTTCTGCCTGTGTGACTGCAGATTCTAGTGTAGACTTCTGCTTGTTGAGATTTCTTAATTTAGTATCATTCTCAGTCCACAGTTTTAATAAATTATGTGCTCCCAATTCTGCGTCAATGTCAACTGATTCTAATTGAACAATGGCCCTGCTAAAAGAATCAATATCAGCATTCTTTTTTTGATCCCACGCATTGCTTTTGAGCCGTAGACTGTTGATGCTTTTCTGAATGTTTTCGTTAGCAGTTTTGACACCGGTGATTCTAAATTCTTCGCTGGTAATTTGTTCTTTAGTATCTTTGATTGTGGATTTCAATGCTTCTGCTTTTTCAGACAATAAAGTAATGCCCAACAATTGTTCGATAACTTCTCTTTGATCAGCGGCTCTCATAGAGAGAAATGGTTCGGTATAGGTGTTCAACGCCACAAGATGTTTGAACATAGTGTGACTCATTTCTAGCATCTGTTCAATGGCTTTCTGTGTTTCTCTACTATCTCCTTGGCTGTCATCTTCTTCGTCAAGTTTTAATTCACTATCGTTGACATAGAGTTTTAGCACATTAGGTTTGCGGCCCCGTTCGATGCGATACTTGAGATTGTCTTTTTCAAATTCGACAGTGACCAACATTCCTTTTCCATTAATCTTGTTGATCAAATTTTCTCTTTTGATATTGGTCAATGCTTGGCCATATAATGCGTAACTGAGTGCGTTGATAATGGTAGTTTTTCCAGTTCCATTTCTTGAGCCAGTATCGTCCCCACCTAGATCCAAATTCGATCCTAACACTAAGGTAAGATGTTCTCGATCAAAGGATACTGCTTGAGTTTGGTTGCCCACGCTCATAAAATTTTTCACTGTGAGATTTTTAATGAGAAATGTCATAGATTATTGTAGATATCCAATAGAACTCGTTTATCAAACTGCTCTGATTCAATGTTGATTAATTGTTCGGAAACAATTTGATCAACACTTTCAAATTTTCCTTCGGGATTATCTTCGTATGTTCCTTCTAGATTAACTTTATCTTGGATAAGACTAATTTCTCTAATATCGTAATCAGTCATAAATGTTTCTTTGATAAAGTTTGCTTCTTCGAAACTGATATCAATGTCTAAATGTACTTTTAAGTACATTTTAGATTTCATTATAGAATCTTTCTGATCAATTAGTTCACTGAGTTTTATAACTCTATACTTGGGTGCGTTAGTCCAGTTAATATATTTGGGAACTCCTCCCCACTCTAACACCATCATACCTCGGTCGTCATCCCAAGCATCAGCGAAATTATGTGGAAATGCGTTTCCAATGTAAACAACATTGTCTTTCTTTTGTCGTTTGTGGAAGTGTCCGGAAAATACATAGTCTGGTCCTTGGAAATCACTTGCCTTGAGCTCACCGTGATCTGGCATTTGAATCATTGCGTTCATATAAAATGAAGGTAATTCTAAATGCCCAAACACATATTTGCTCTTGACAGATCGCATTAGTTTCCATTCTTCTCCGACTAACCAAGGGACTAAGGTAACATCGTCAATAGTGGTCAAGCCCTCTACTACAGTTACCCCTGGGATATGTCGGCCAAATGCTGAACTGTGTACATCGCGCTTGTCTTTATAAAACAGATCGTGATTGCCTGGGAACCAGAAGAATTGATCAAACGCGGCCCCTAATTTTTCTAACAAGATCAGTGATGTGTTAAGGGTAAAGAGATTGAGACTGTTTCTATTATGACTCCAGTCACCCATGAAGATACAGGTCTCGCAGTTATTTTCTTTGGCCTGCTCAATAAACCAGTCTACAAATTCTTCACAGTCTTTAAGATGAGTTGCAGAGTTGGACTTAAGGCCCACATGAAGATCTGTAAAGACTGCTACCTTCTTAAACAAGGCCATAGAGCGCCCTCCTAACAAATAGTTTATATTGTATGTTGGGCAAAGTCAAACGGCCGTTTCGTCATCGTCCTCTGCTGCTGTTTCTTCGCTTTTTGGCATACGTATATTTTTGTACAGTTCGGCCTGTCGAGCAGTTTCTTCCGCGTATTCTTGTTGGTGCTGTCGTGTCATACTTGGAGTTAGCCCGTGCTCTTCGAGCATATCGTCTCTAATGTTTTGATTTTTCTTTTCAATGTTTAGCACTCTGGTAAAACTGTTAGTCACTGCTGCGGTGTAATAGGCAAATGGATTTTCGCTTTTGCTTTCGTCGAATTGAAGACCGATCTGAGTTAGTTGAAGAATTGCTTGCCCGCGCATTTCGTCGTTATAGGTATATCCTCTCCAATTGCTTCGTTGCGCGTATCGCTCGCTTAATTTTATAAACATTCTGCCAAGGTTCTCTGTAATTTTTCCATGGTCTTTCGAATATTTTCCTTTAACTAAATCACCCTTCCAGTGACTTTTACCCACGCAAATAATTTCTCCCTCGTCGTCAAATTTCCAGTGCTGGTATGGGGGGAAATTTATTTTGTCGTGACTGTCTGCAGTAGTTTTAGTGGTTTTTTTACGACCCGGGGCCAATGGGATATGATCGAACGACATAATCCTAAAAATTAAATCTGTTTTAGCAATTTCGGTATAGTCCGGAGTAACATCTGATAATTTTATTTTTTTATCTTGCTTTCTTGCTTCGGCAAACGCAAGGATACCTATTCTTTTTGCTCTATTTCTCTTAGCTGCTGCAATGGATCTAATATTGATTTTGCTCAAATCACTTAAAATAATATCATATTGATGGTATTCGGGTTTTATAAAACTTGAAAATGAGCATTTACTTTTGTGTATTTCTGCAAGCAGGTCTCTATTATTTAGATATTTGACTTTTCTTTCGGGGGGTGAACCATTTAATGACATTATTATTTTCCTTATGTTGACATTTTAGCATAGAATTATGCTATTTCAAAGAAGGGATTAACCGCGCACTTTATTTATTGATTAAATAATATAAAGGAAAAACTATGTCATTACTATCTCAATTAAGACAACAATTGAATGTTTTTCAAAACAAAGAGAGCGTTATTCAGGGAAGAATAACCGATGCATTAATTTCTGCTCCCGACGGAAATGACCTAACTAATTTAACTGCCCAGTTAGACATTGTTCAACAAAATATAGATGATACGCAAACTCAAATTGACGATTTTTTAGTAACACCGACGTTGCCCAGCAGTAGTGATTCGGCCACACTTGAAAAATATGCCTCCTCTTCTGTAATCGGCAGTTTGGGAGATCTAACACAATCTGGATCTTTTAATAGCTTTACTGGTACCGCGCCCTTTGGAGGTAGAATAGTTCCCGGAGTCCCTCCAGGTGCTCAACCAGTTACTCCTCCCCCGGTTGAGGCAGTATTTTTTAATAATAAAGGAGCAGATCTTCGAGCAAAGATTAGAGTTCCGAGTAGTTATTTGAACTCTGCGAGAACAGAATCTTTAAAAAATAATCTTGGAATTCTTTTTCCTTACACTCCTAGCATTTCGTTTGATATTAAAGCAGATTATGCTTCGGTTAATCCATTACATTCTAATTACGGAGTAAATTTTTATCAAAGGAGCTCAATAGGATCTATCTCAATTGCGGGAAAGTTTACAGTTGAAAATGAACAAGACGCAAAATTTTTTATCTCTACAGTACACCTTCTTAGAGCTCTTACCAAAATGAAATTTGGCAACGAACCTGATCGAGGTTCTCCTCCTCCGGTTTGTAGATTAGATGCTTATGGAGAGATGATTCTTAAAAATGTTCCTGTAGCGATAGCAAATTTTCGAATAGAATTAAACGACAATGTTGACTATTTTACTTCTAAAGCGGAAATTTTTGAAGATCAAAATTCAGTCCCTACAATCTCTACGATTAATATTACCTGTATACCTATGTATAGTAGAGATGAGATGCAGAGATTCACAGTCAATGACTATCTCGATTATACTGGATTTAAAGGTAAAGGGTATCTATAATGGCTAGTATTTACAGTTCCACAAGTCCGTACTTTCGAACACCTATTGCAGTAGATTATCTTGATGTAATGACCTATCGAGATATTACTGCCGAAAGCGACGATATACAGTTTGAAGTTACTGCGGTATATCAAAATAGGCCGGATTTACTTGCATATGATTTGTATGGTGATGTAAATTTATGGTGGGTTTTTTCTATGAGAAATCAATCTTTATTGAAAGATCCTGTTTACGATCTTGTTCCTGGGTTGAAAATTTACCTTCCTAAATTATCGACCTTAAAAAAGACTCTGGGAATATAAGGAATGGCAACATCTGCATCAACAGAAATAGTTAGATCTACGCCTTCTGATCGTATATCTAGGACAGCTCTCGGAGAGTTAGGAATAAACCCAGATCAAGGAACAGGTTATGAAGTAAAAGGGTCGAATGTTTTAAACAAATACAGATCCTTAACTTATAATTTTACTCTAGCTGCTCTTCCGGGAAGTTATTTAGAAGATCCTAACGCATATAGAAATGGATCTCTTGATTTGGTTATTCTACGTAGCGGAGGAAAAGGATCAGATGGACTGGCATCAAATGTTAATACCAGTATTGGGGAACTAGGAATAAACTCAGACCAATCACTATTAAATCAATTTAATGCGAGAAGTCCCGGCCGATTTGATATGTTTATTGATAATGTCGAAATAGAAACTTATATGGCATATCAAGATGGATCTAATACCACACAGCCTACTAAAATTAAATTTGACATTACAGAACCTTACAGCGTTAATGGCTTTATAGAAGCATTAGCAGTATCATCCTTTGGAGCTGGCTACACTTCTTACATGGGAGCTAATTTTTTACTAAAGGTGGAATTTTGGGGATGGCCTGACGATCAAGATGTTGCGTCTAGTGCACCTGAAAAAGTCCCAAATAGTGAAAGATATTTTCCTTTTCAGTTTGTTAATCTCGAAGTAGACATTACGGAAAAAGGTACTAGATATAGATGCGAAGGTGTTCCTACTAACGAGCGAGCATTTGCTCAGCCAAGTAAATTAAAAAAGGCTGTAAAGATGTCCGGGTTAACCGTTAAACAGATCTTAGAAGATCTAATGAAGAACATCACTGATCAAAATATCAAGATTGATGAAACTTCAAAAACAGACTCGGCAGGAAATAAGCATGATAGATATTTTGTTAAGTTTCCTTCTGCCAGTGACACCGGATTTGATTATACCAGTGAAAATAAAATTGCCTCCAGTAAGCTCATTGAAATTTACAAAAATAATGTTCTTTATGATATGGTAGATCCTGCAACTACCAACCCCCCGAATGCCTATAAAACTTCTAAGAGTGCAGGTCCGAAGGAAAATGCTGCTAGACCCGAGAGTTTTAAATACGAACCAAATAAGACCGCCATTCAGTTTCCTGAGAACATGAATATTCATGACATTATTGCTGCGGTGATCACTGATAGTGAGTATACAAGAAATATATTAAAGTCTTTAACAGAAGGCAAGGCAACTGATTCAAACGGAATGGTTGATTATTTCTTGATAAAAATAGAAACTAAAAATAGAGAAGATATTAATCCAGATACAAAAAAACATTATCAAGACATTACCTATGTTATAACTCCTTTTAAAGTTCATAAGACTCGTATTCCTTTATACGGTTCTACACAACGATTTCCTGAATCAGAGCTAATACCACGAGCGGTTAGAGAATACAATTACATATATACAGGAAAAAACATAGACGTCATTGATTTTAAATTACAGTTTAATTCTTTATTTTTTGAAGCGGTACCTACTGCTCTTGGTAATAAAGCCACACACTCTGCACAGTTAGCGGTTGAACCAGATCAAGCCCAGAAGATTCAATCTAAGGGATCGACACCCCAAGAACAAAAGTCTGATCAAATACCACAAACACCTGCACAGAGAAATCCAGTCGGAGTTCATGTTGCTCAAAATCCCAATGCTGGCCAAAATTTAAATGATCCCTATGGAGTATTGGCTAGAAATATGCATGACGCAATTGTTAACTCTAAGGCCAGTATGATTGTGGGGGAAATTAAACTTCTAGGCGATCCTATATATTTGGTTACCGGAGGAATGGGGAATTTTCGACCTGATTTAAATGGGACAGGCTCGACAGTAACAGCAAATCAAGAAGCAGCATTTAATTTTGGCGATGTCATGATCGCAATAAATTTTAGAAATCCTATAGATATTGGAAAATTAGAACAAGGGGGCGTATATTATTTTAATGATAAAGAACGTGTGCCTTTTAGTGGAATATATCGAGTTACTACGGTGGTAAATTCTTTTCAGGAAGGAAAATTTACACAACGATTAAACATTATAAGAGTACCTGGGCAGATCCTTGATGATACAACTACTGGAAATAAGACACCCGACGCAACTCGAACATCTTTAGCACCAGAAGATCAACCTACAGGAAAATTTAGTAATAACTATGCTCCACAAGGACGAGCTTCTGAACAATCTATATCGGATACCTTAGGAAGAGGACTCCCAAGTTTTGGTAATCCAGGGCAGTTAAGCAACTTTACAAATTCCCCCGGCGGGCTTGGGGGAAACTATTCAGAATTATTATCTCGTACTTCCGGATTTGAAAGCGGATTTCCGAGCAGTCTCAGTGCCGGTGCCGGTTATATCGGAGGCCCGTTGCCCGCTATAGAATATTCTGATCTAAGACTTAATCCTACCGGCCTTGTGAGAGACGCAAGAGAATCCTTGTCTTTAGATGCCACAGTGAGCGCAGCAGCTGACTTGATCAATAATGGAGAATCGCAGTTAACTAATGCGGTATCTATTGCACAATCATCTGACGCACTTTCTAATTTTACAAAAGAAACATTTTCAATAGTATCATCATTAGGTAGCGATGCTAGTAATCTAATTGGGAATGTTGGAAGGAAAATAAATGAATTTGTATCCTCAGCAGCAGATCCTAATTCTCTATCGGCAAGGTCTGGAATTGATGCATCTAGATTTTCCGGTCTTAGTAGTAATCTAACCAGTAGACTCAATTCTCAAATTAGTTCCTTAAGAAATAATATTCCGTCAACCCTTAATTTAGATGTATCTCAGGCATCTGGCAGAATTGTGGATTTTGCTAAGATATCATCGAGTCCTCCAACGCAGCCCTATTCTGTAGCCCCAACACCTAACCTAGCCAGTACTGTGGCTACCAGTATACCCACAAATCGAATAAATTCCGGATATATTAATCCTGTTGATCAAGTAGTCACTGCTGATAAATTTCAATCTGCTGGTTATCTTTTATCTAATGTTACTAATATTTCAAACATAAAAGATAGAAATATTCCTGGGTCGGTGTCGTCCCAATATCAAAGCAAGTCTTCGTTGACCAATCCTTTAGATAAATTACTGAGGAGAGGATAATATGGCTGAAGAAACAAGAGAACAATCGAAACTCCCGTCATCGGGCCCTTTTTTAGCAGAGGTTACAAATCATTTAGATCCTACCTATATGGGGTGTCTTGAAGTTGCCTTGATCAAAGGCATACCAAGTTCAGTGAATGAAATTGGAGATTCTTTTGTTGTAAAATATCTTAGCCCATTTGCTGGAAATACTTCGGTAAGATTTGAAGGAAATAAACCAGACGACTTTAACAGTGTGCAGAAGTCCTATGGATTTTGGATGGTTCCCCCTGATATAGGATCCACTGTAATGGTAATTTTCGTAGACGGTGATCCTCAACAGGGATATTGGTTCGGTTGTGTAGTTGATCCTTTTCAAAATCATATGATACCCGGAATCGCAGCAAGTAAACAGGCTGCGGTATCAGGAGATCAATTAAACTCAAAGTACGGAACTAGCCTTCTTCCTGTAGCAGAATTCCATAAAAAATCATCTAAAGATAGGGATTTATCAAAGGTAGACAAATTACAAAGACCTGTACACCCGTTTGCAGATAGATTAATAGAACAAGGCTTATTATTAGATGTAGTCAGAGGCGTTACTTCTAGTTCAGCAAGGAGAGAGGTCCCTAGCGGAGTATTCGGAATATCAACTCCGGGGCCGTTAGATACTCGCCCAGGATCGCCTAAGGGAGATATAGGATTTAAAGAAAGAATCAAAGCTCCTGTAAGTAGACTAGGTGGAACTACATTTGTTATGGATGACGGAGACATCGATGGCCAGAATGAATTAGTTCGATTAAGAACTCGAACTGGTCATCAGATTCTTTTACATAATAGTCAAGATCTAATCTATATCGCCAATAGTAAAGGAACGTCCTGGATTGAAATGACCAGTAGTGGGAAGATAGATATCTACGCAAAAGATTCTGTAAGCATTCACACTGAAGCTGACTTCAACTTTAGAGCAGATCGAGATGTAAACATAGAAGCCGGCCGAGATATACACATGAAGGCTTTTGGTGGTATCGATATAAATTGTGAATTAAAATATAATCTCATCTGTAATAAAGACGGAAAAATTTATTTTGCAGGGTCAACTAATATATCTTCTGGCCAAGATCTTAAAATTCAATGCGGAGAGTCTGCAAATCTGTTAGCCGATGATATAAAATTATCTTCTGCGGGCACAATGAATATAGGTTCTAACGGTGCCGCTAATATTACTTCTGGAGGGGATATTAGCATCGGAGCATCCGGAACGTTATATGAGAATGCCAGCAATATTCATATGAATGGCCCTTCGGGCGGCACTGCTGCAACGGCCGCCGCTCCGGAATTGCCCAAACCTTTAGAAATTTTTTCCTTGCCCAATCGAAAATCTAGTTCCGGGTGGAATAACAAAAACTTTTACAAAGCTGAGGATATTAAATCGATTCTTCAACGTGTTCCTACACACGAACCGTGGCCACATCATGAAAGTATCGATCCGGAATTGTTCACTTCAGATAATACTGATGTTGTAGTAACTCCTCCTCCATTATCGGAAACGACTAATAATCCTACAGCTCCAGTAACCACATCAACTATAACTCCAGTTAATACAAAACCTGTTTCACCGCCTATCTCGAAGAATGCTAAAGGTACAGAAGCGTATTTGCAATCGGTTCTCGTGGCTGCTGGGATTACTAGTCCTATTAAACTAGCAGCCTGGATGGCACAGTGTAAGGTCGAAAGTGGAGGTTTTATATACACTCGAGAAATATGGGGCCCTACGTCAGCTCAACGTGGATATGAAGGAAGAAGAGATCTTGGCAATACTCAGCCCGGCGACGGATTTCGATATCTAGGAAGAGGATTTATTCAATTGACTGGTAGAGTAACTTATAAATCTATGACAAGTTATTTTAATGGCCCGGACTTTATACAACAACCGGAGATAGTTGAGGCAATTGAATGGGCATCAAAATCTGTTTTATACTTTTTTAATGTGTTTAAGCCTAAGGGATTTAAAAACAGTATAATGACTCAGAAATATACCGATAGTGATTCGTTTTGGAGCGACACTTATTCTGTTACTGCGCTAGTTAATGGAGGGTTGAATCACTATAATGAGAGAAAAGCAGCATATGCTTTTTATCTAAATAAGTTTCAAACGCAAGGAATTGCTCCGGATACCACAGCGGTTAAAGGAGGTCCCGGAAGTCAGTTGGCACAGAAGTCGGGAGATCCGGTTAAACGTAGTTAATAAATAACTGTATGCCATTCAAAAATAAAGAAATTACTAGCCAAGGATCTCCAAATCACCGATTGCAGAAGCAGAGCCAGTTCTATAAAGGTTTCAGCACGGTGAATATGGCCAGTAAAAGTCCTAGATTATTTGATTTTTCTTTGATAAAACAAGATTTATTAAATCATTTTAGTACTAGAAAGGGCAGCCGATTAATGAACCCCAGTTTCGGAACAATAATCTGGGATTTAATTATGGAGCCGTTAACCGGTGAAACTAGAGAACTGCTAACAAACGATATTACTACCATTTGTAATTTTGATCCTAGAGTCTATCCCACCCAGATAAAAGTCACTGAATATGACAAGGGATTTCTTGTTGAACTTACCCTAGTTTTAAAAAATACGGATCAATCAGAAAATTTGAGATTGGTTTTTGATCAAAAAATTGGCCTAAGTGTACAATAATCCGAGTAGTTAATATTACAATAAATACTTGAATTAATATAATATACTATGATCCCATCTACCACTAAACAGGTTAAAGTAGCAGAAGATTGGAAAAAGATTTATCAATCTTTTAGAAATGCCGATTTTAAAAGCTATGACTTTGAAACTCTAAGAAGAACAATGTTCTCTTATCTTCGAGAAAACTATCCCGAAGATTTCAATGATTTTATTGATAGTAGTGAGTACGTTGCGCTGATAGATCTAATAGCCTATTTAGGTCAAAATCTAAGTTTTAGAATTGATTTAAATGCTAGAGAAAACTTTTTAGAAACTGCTCAACGAAGAGATAGTATACTTCGTTTAGCACAGCTAGTTAGCTATAATCCTTCTAGGAATACTCCTGCAAACGGATTTTTAAAAGTTATTGCGGTATCGACTACAGACAATGTAATTGACGCTAATGGTTCTAATTTAGGCAATGTTACTATAGGATGGAATGATCCTACAAACCCAGAGTGGTATCAACAATTCATCAGTATTGTTAATTCTTCATTTAGATCTGCTTTCGGCACGCCTGATGACAGGGCAGTTATAAGTGGTATTTCTACTGAACAATATACTATTAATAATGTCAATCCTGATGTGTCTATTTTTAATTTTAATAGAACAATAAACGGGTCATTTATAAATTTTGAAGTAGTTCCCTGTACATTTTCTGGAAAAAGTTATGTTTATGAAGTACCACCGCAGCCGTTAGGTTCTTTTAGTTTAATTTATAAAAATGATAATCAAGGATCGGGTAGCATTAATACAGGATTCTTTACACATTTTAGACAAGGAACGGTCGGCCTATCGAGCTTTTCTCTTGACAATCCTGTGCCTAATGAAATTATCGGTGTTAATATTCAGGATATTAATAATACAGATGTTTGGTTGTGGCAGTTGGATAAAAACGGAAATTACAGTACTCTATGGACCAAGGTCGATTCTGTTTCTGCAGGTTCTAATGTAATTTATAATAGTCTAAACAAAGATTTAAGAACGGTGTATGCTGTTTCTACAAGAGATAACGATCAAATAGATTTAAATTTTGCCGATGGTGTTTTTGGTGATTTACCTAAGGGAGAATTTAGACTATTTTATAGGCAGAGTAACGGCGCTAGCTATATAATCCGGCCGGAGCAGATGAGTGGAATTATTATTTCAGTTCCGTATCAAAACAGTTCTGGACAAACTCACACACTAAATTTAACTCTGTCTTTACAATATATCGTGAACAATAGTTCGGGATCAGAATCTAACAGCAGTATACAACAGAAAGCACCGCAGGTATACTATACTCAAGATAGGATGATTACTGGGGAAGACTATAATATTTTCCCATTAACTGCAGGCACGGATATACTCAAAGTAAAAAGTATCAATAGAACATCAAGTGGGTTGAGTAAGTATTTTGATCTATCTGATATAACTGGCAAATATAGTAAGACAAGTATATTTGCCACTGATGGAATTTTGTTTAAGAATCCCTCGGAACAGAATTTTGAATTTGAATTCACTAATAGAAATCAAGTTATTGGAGTTATAAAAAATACACTGGCTCCTATTGTAAATTCACCCGCCCTGCAGAATTTCTATCTTGAAAGATATTCGAGATTTTCAGTAAACGCACTTACTGTTGTCTGGAATGAAGTTAACAAGTTGCCCGGCGAAAGTAGAGGATATTTTAGCGGACCCCGCGGCGCAGTTGCGGTCGGTGAGTACTCTCAGACAAATCTAAAGTACTTAATTAATGGATCGTTTGTGAAATTTATTCCGCCTACTGGAAAATATTTTGACCCTAAAAACAATTTAAAAACTATACCGGCATCTGGGATTCCTACCGGAGGTAAAGATTATATTTGGGCAACAGTAAAGAATATAATTGCTGACGGAATAGGAGACGGCACTGGGCCATTACCTGACGGGACTGGTCCTGTTATTTTTGCGGTTAGGGTTCCTCAAGGGGCTAGACCCACCGAAGTAATTCCAAGATATTCGAAGATTTTAAATTTTTCTCTCGAAAACGAAATAGCAAATATTTGTATGACCTTGAGCAATTTTGGTCTTACTATTAATAATAACACTAGAGAATGGGATATTATTTTAAATTCTAATTTAGATACAGTATCCTCATTCTCTTTGGCCAATCAGGGCAACGACGAATCTTTAGGTTTAGATGCCAGTTGGTTAATATCCTTTAATTGGACTGGAAAGAAATATCAGGTAAAATATCGATTGCTTGATTATGTTTTTCAAAGTGAGAGCGAAACAGGTTTTTATCTAGATTCTACATCTAAAAATTATGATTATACGTCTGCTTCTGTAATAAAAGATAAGATTGATGTATTATCGGTAAATCCTAAGTCAGATAGTTCTGACAATCTTAGGGTTGATTATTCTTGGCAAATTGATAGGCCTGTGATTGAAATAGATGGATATCAAGATCCTAAAAAAGTTTATATAAGTTATTATGAAAACGATAAAACAGGACAAATTGATGACCTTGATTCTTTTGAAATGATTGTAGGTTCAGATTTTGTTTATTTTGAAAAACAAACTGATTCGACTTTTATATTATCAGATCAAGAAATCAATCCTTTATATGGCGATGCTGAATTTAATTCTCTTGATAAAAACAATATTCCTAACGGAACTTTATACTACTTCTATAGTGAATCTATAGATGCTGTTAAATATTGGTCCACAACTACAGCATCACTAATTTACACTGATCAATACATCGGAAAAAGTGGTAGGTCCAATCTTAAATTTCATTATGTTCATAATAGTGGAGATGAGAAAAGAATTGACCCAAGTAAATCAAATATAATAGATATCTATGTATTAACTACAGCATACGATAATGATTTTAGAAGTTGGATAATAGGAAATAGTCAAGAAGAACCACCAGTTCCTACCAGTCAGACCCTAGAAGAAAATTATCGATCAGTGTTGGAACCTAAAAAATCTATCAGCGACGAAATGGTATTTCATCCGGTAAAGTATAAACTATTGTTTGGACCTAAAGCAGATACAACTCTTCAGGCAAAATTTAAAGCGGTAAGGAATTTAAATTTAACTGTTACTGATAATGATTTAAAAACAAGGATATATTCTGCTATTGAGGATTTCTTTTCCTTGGAAAATTGGGAGTTTGGTCAAAGTTTTTATTTTAGTGAGTTGTCTGCATATGTTATGAACCGACTTACTCCGGATATAACAAATTTTGTAATCGTCCCAGTATCAGATTCGGCCTTTGGAAGTTTGTATGAAGTGTCGTGTGAGTCTTATGAACTTTTTATCAACGGAACAACATTCGGAGACATAGAGATTATTGATGCTATCACAGCATTACAGCTCAAGGCCGAATCAGAAATTGTAACAAGTAGTGGAACCTAATATGGCCGATAAAGATAAAAAATCTATTAACCTTTTACCTGAGTATTTTAGAACAGATAAGAATTCTAAATTTCTATCCAGCACACTTGATCAATTAATTCAGGCTCCGCAGTTAGAACGTATTGATGGATATGTAGGATCTAAAATAACACCAACATATGATTCGGAACGAGATTTTTACATCACTGATAACAATACTGTTAGGCAACAATACCCCTTAGAGCCCGCCCTGGTATTTAGAGATAAGCAAAGTCAAATACAAGACGTTATTGGTTATGACGACATTATTAATGAGATAAAAGTACAGGGTGGGAATAATAAAAATCTCGATCGACTGTTTAGAACAAAATTTTATTCCTTCGATCCTTTAATTGATTGGGACAAGTTTGTTAACTATGATCAATATTATTGGTTGCCCGAAGGACCTCCTCCGATTTTAATTAATCAGCCATTGTTAGATGTAGAAGACGAAATTGTCGGCCAATCGGAATATCTAATGCCGAATGGATATTATCTAAGCAATGGGATGGTTTTAACATTTTCTAATGATGTCCTTCCAGCTTCTTATAACAATAAAATTTTTATTGTTGAGGGAGTAGGCACAGCTATCTCTTTAGTAGATTTTGCTTCGTTACAGCCATATGAACAGATAGTTTCGATTTTTGATGAAAGATTTGACAGTACAAATTTTGATACATATCCATTTGACAACGATAAAAAATTACCTTTAATACCTGAATATATAACCATTAATAAATCGAGTCTTGATTTAAATCCTTGGTCTAGATATAATAGATGGTTTCATGTTGAGATTATAAAGGTTGCGGCAGAAATAAACAAACTTGTTCCTTATTATCCGTCTAATCTAAGAGCTCTTAGACCAATTATAGAATTTAAACCAAATATCCAATTATATAATTTTGGAAAAAGGGGTATTAAAAATATTGATCTTATAGATACTGTCACTCAAGATGCTTTTTCTAAAATACAAGGATCCTATGGTTATTATATTGACGGAATTTTAATTGAAGAAGGCCATCGAGTAATTTTCAACGTTGATGTCAGTGATGATGTTCGCAGTAAAATTTATAGGGTACATTATGATCTATCAGTTGATCCACCTATTGTCAATTTAGTAGAAGATCAGACTCCTGATAATTTGGATGTAGCTCCTATAAATTATGGGGAAGTAAATTCGGGATCTAGTTGGTATTATAATAGTTCATTAAGAGTCTGGACCCAAGCCCAGACACATACTTCAATAAATCAACCTCCTTTATTTGATTTATTTGATGGTAGCGGTAATAGTTATAGTGATAGGGATTACTATCAAACAAATTTTTATGGAAATCAACTTTTTGGGTACTCGGTGGGTCAGGGTGTTAAGGACAAAGTTTTAGGATTTCCTCTAAAATATCAAAATAGTGTCGGAACAGGCAGTTATTTGTTTAAGAATTACTTTGCTGCTGATACTATTTTAGTAACTGAAAATAATGTATCTTATTCTGTACCGACTGGGACTACTTTTTTAAGAATAAACGGAAATCAAGATTCATTCTCTAACATATGGAGAGAGGGTTCTGAATATCAAATTCCTGTTGTTGAGCTTCAGATATTAGAAAATGAAACTGATTTAATTGTTGTAACTTGCCTGGACAAACCGTTTTCAACCGTAACAAATTTAGTTAGCTATGTAAACAATAAAAAAGTACCTTGTACATTAACTCAATCTTCCGAGTATATAACAGTCTCATATGATTCTTTATTATCTAAGAATGATACTGTTGTTCTTAAAATTTTTACTGATCAAATACCTAATGCTAATGGGTCTTATGAAACTCCTTTAAGTCTTACAAATAATCCGTTAAATGGACCAATTTCTGAAATAACTCTTTCTGAGATGAGCGATCATTTATCTTCGATGTTAGAAGGGTTTACGGCCTTAGAAGGGCAATTTCCCGGCTCTAGTAATTTAAGAGATCTGGATAATTATCAAGAAAACGGTCGTCGATTAATTATCAGTAAGAATCCTATTTCGTTTGCTCAAACTTTTCTAGGCAAGAAAGAACATAATGTAGTAGATGCTATTAGAAAAGTTGCTGATCATTACAATCAATTTAAATCTAATTTAATTAGATTAACTAGTACTGTAGAAGGAGACATTAGCCCTGCAGATGCTCTTGATCAAATTTTATTAGAGATTAATAAGTCAAAAAATTTACAATCCCCATATTATTCATCGGATATGTTGGGCTATGGAAAAAATAAAGTTGTAACTGAATTCACAGTTGATGATACTACAATAACTGAGTACCCAATTGGAATAGATTTTGATCTTTCGACTTTAAGTACAGTGTCAGTTTTAATTTACCTAAACAATGAACAGGTAACCGTAGGTAAAGAATACGAATTTAATTTGTTAAATTCTAGTATTATTTTCTCTCAAGAGCTGGCGTTTGGGGATAAAATCAAGATTGTTAGATATATTGATACATTAGGATCCTTTGTACCTCCTACTCCTTCAAAAGTAGGTTTATTTCCTAAATATCAACCAGAAATTTATCTAGATAATTCTTATATTGAAAACACAGTATCAATGATTCGGTGCCATGATGGAAGCGTTATTAGGGCATATGATGATTATCGAGATAACATAATTTTAGAATTTGAAAAACGAATTTTTAACAATATTAAGACAACATACAATCCAAATATCTTTGATATAGGATTAGTTTTACCTGGCGCATTTCGAACAAACAAGTATGACATATCAGACGTTAACAATATTATACAAAAAGATTTTATAAAATGGGCCGGTAATTATAATATTGATGTAACTACTAATAACAGTTACGATGAGGGGAATAGCTTTACCTGGAATTATAAAGGAGGTACAGATATTCTTTTTGAAAATCCTACTTCTGGATATTGGAAGAATTTTTATCGATATTTTTATGACACCGATCAGCCCAATGTTCGCCCCTGGGAGATGTTGGGTTTATCTTCAAAACCTGTTTGGTGGAACAGTGAGTATGGGACAAATTACAGTTCAACCAATACCGTTATGTGGTCGGATATAGAAAATGGTTTTATAAGAGACGGAACTAATACATATAAAGATGCTTATGCTCGACCAGGGCTGTCCACAGTGTTGCCTGTTGATCAAAACGGGAATTTAGTTTCCCCTGTCAATTTTATGATAGGGCCGATTGCATACAATGACCAAAAGTCTAATTGGATTTTTGGAGATTGCAGTCCTGCTGAAACCTCTTGGAGAAATAGCAGTTACTGGCCTTTTGTGATCAATGCTGCTGCTGCTCTATTAGATCCTACAAACTATACAAGTAAATTGTTTGATCTCAGCAGAATAAGTTTTAATCCTTCGGGACAAATTGTTTATTCTGATTCTGGAATTTATTTAAATCCTAAAAATCTTGTTACCTCGGATAGTGGAAGTATATCTGGGTTTGGAGTTTTTGTCCAAGAAGTTGGCATGACTAAAGATTTGAATTATATTTCTATCTTAAGGCAAGATCTAGATTATGTAAACTACAATCTATTTCATAAATTAGGAGGGTTCACTAACAAAGAAAAGCTACAAATAATTATTGATTCGATCGATCCTACTTCTACCGGACCTGGTGCATACCTTCCCCCTGAAGATTATTCTTTGTTACTTAATGTAAGCAATCCTATTAAGTCATCGAGAATTTCCGGAATTATTGTACAGAAGACCAACGGTCAATATGTTGTAAAGGGATATGATAATACCTATCCTTATTTTACAATTTTTAAACCTATTAAAACTTTAGTATCTGGTGCAATAACTGTAGGAGGAATTTCTGCTAGTTATACCGATTGGACAAGTTCAACAACTGATACTGTAATTGGCGGGAACTCGACTACTACTCGTTATTACAAGCAAGGACAAATTGTAAAATATAATGGAAAATTTTATAGAGTAAAGGTCGGTCACAATCTTCAGGCAATCTTCGATCCTGATCTATTTGAAGGTTTACCTTCATTGCCTATAACCGGTGGAGTAACAGTTCAATTACCAGCTAGATATGAATTGACAGAAACCTTGATTCCATACGGAACAGTATTTTCAACCGAACAAGAAGTATTTGATCTTATACTCGGTTATGGAAATTGGTTAGAAAGCCAAGGGTTTATTTTCGATCAGTTTCAAAATGATCTTGGAGATGTTATAAACTGGAAATTCTCCGGAAAAGAATTTTTATACTGGACTACACAAAATTGGGCAAACAATAATTTAATAACATTATCTCCGTTTGCGGATCTTTTAAAAATGAAATTTCAAGATTCGGTTGTAGACAGTCTTACTTCTAAAAAATACGAATATTCTTTATTAAAGGCAGACGGCAGAGCGTTCCCTGTAGATAAATTTGACGTTAATAGAGATAGTGGAACTTTTACTATCTCAACTTACGAAACTGAAGAAGGAATATTTTTTGCTTCATTGAATCTGATTCAAAAAGAACATGCGATGGTGTTTAATAATGAAACAGTTTTCAATGATACTATATATGATATAGAAACTGGTTATAAACAACGAAGATTACGTCTTTCTGGATTTAGAACTAAAAATTGGGATGGAGATTTTTTCAGTCCCGGATTTGTTTATGATAATATTTCAATTTCTGACTGGAAACAATTTGTAAGTTATGCTCCCGGCGATGTTGTTAGATATAATGGATTTTATTATCAGGCAAATGAAGAAATAAGAAGCAACTCGACGTTTGACTATAACAAATGGGTCAAGTTAACTGAAAAACCGCAGTCTGATCTTTTGCCCAATTTTGATTATAAGATTGGTCAGTTTGAAGATTTTTATAGTTTAGATATTGACAATTTCGATTACGAACAACAAAAATTGGCACAACACCTAATTGGGTATAGTGAAAGAGAATTTTTGCGTAATATTTTTGTTACCCCAACCGCAAGATACAAATTTTATAGAGGATATATTAAAGAGAAAGGCACTAAAAATTCTATTGATAAACTAGCAAAAGCCAACAAATACAATAATCAAGGTGATGTAGAGATAAACGAATCGTGGGCATTTCGAGTGGGTCATTATGGCGGTTATGAAACTTATAATGAAATAGAATTTAAACTACAAGAAGCTGGATTTTTAGAAAATCCATATATAGTAAAATTTGTAGATGTTCTGCCTTCGGAACAAAATCCTTTAATTAATTATGTAGAAGCAGATGCACTACAGATAACGCCTGCTCGATATTCGTCAACCTCGACCTTTAAGACAGTCGACGGAGTCTTTGACGACAATAATATAGAACTAACTACGGCAGGATATGTTCGTAGAGAGGATGTGACAGCAACGGCATATAATAAAAATAGTATCCTTGACATCGCAAACAATAATTTAATAAACGAAGGGGATACGTTTTGGTTGGGATTTTTAGAAAACGGAGATTGGACAGTTTATCGATATACTTTACAAACTCCGCGTGTTACCGGTGTATTCATTAATGTTCCGGGAGAAGAGTTAGCATTTGTTACGAATTATCACCATCAGCTTGCAATTGGAGATATTGTTTCTATTATAAGATTTAATGATCAGGTAAATGGAATTTACCGGGTTATAAAAATTCTTAAAGCAAATCAATTCGTAGTAGCCAGTGATCTTTCTGGTCTCGAAGATGATGATCTTCTCTACTATGGTGCATTGTTTAAATTTGAACCTGTTCGATATGAGAATTTAAATGTTTTTTCTCAACAAAAGAATTTATTTAGGTTGTTTAATACAGAAAAAGTTTGGATAGATTCTGGTGTAGGTAATAAATGGCAAGTATACGAAAAGGTAAAAAATTATAATACTGCACTAGAGATTTCTTCCAGTCAACGCACGCCTGGTCAAAAATTAGGACACGCAATCTATTCTACTAATGATAGTTCTGTTCTTTTAACCTCAGCCTATGATTGGTATCAAACTGGAGCTCCGAGCTACGGTAAAGTCTGGGTATATGATAAGGACGGTGACAATATTGAAAAACAATATGAATATACTCTTAATACCGGCCTGATAAGATATTGTGCCAATAATACATCTACTCAATTTGGTTATTCTTTAGCTTACGATGTTGGTAAGAAATTGTATTTTTCCGGCGCCCCTGAGTCTAGTTTTGTTCGAGCAGCAAACACTTCAGGTGCAGTTGCATTAAGTACTGGCTCTGGAAATATTCGTTATTATATTTCAGACGGATTAGTTAAGATTAGCTCTAGGAATATTCGATTTAATGAAGAAAATACTCAGGCAGTTATAGCGAATCCGTACTCGGCAAATTACGCTAGATTTGGGCATTCTATTTACATTAATCAAGTCGCCGCAAACCAACCTACACTGTTACTTGTAGGATCACCTGCTACATATCCCAGTTCGGCCACTGGATCAGTTTACGCTTATAATGTTAATACCCAAACTAACACCTCGACAATTTTAATTTCTGCTCATCCTCGAGGTATAACATTAGGAACAACATCGTCGATATCTCTCACCTATAGCAGTAAGTGGGGTCATAAAATTTCTGGAAGTAAAACCGGAGATGTAATTGCTATTAGTGCTCCAGGGCATAATCTTTCTACAGCCACAGGAATACTACAGATTTATGATGGAGCTCTAAATTGGAAACAAACAATAATTTCTCCGTTTGGTACTACAGATCAATTTGGGGATGATGTTGTTGTTTCGTCTACTGGAAAATATCTAATTGCATCTTCAAAAGAAGTTCGATTTGCAGAAGAATCGAGGGGCAAGGCAGCGGTTTATGTAAACACCGGAACTGGAATTTTTACCTATAAGCAATTGATTGAAAATCCATTGGTAAATTCTGATTTAAAATTTGGTCACGCAATAGCAATTAGCGAAGATGAAACAACTCTTGCAATTTCCTCATTAGGAACAAATAGATCACAGTTTTTAACTTTTGACTCTAATGGGAAAAATGGCGAAACTACTTTTGATCAAAAAACTACTAGATTCGTAGACCCAGTTCCTGATTCCGGGGCAGCGTATGTCTATAATTTACTAGATGAATATTTTATACAGGCAGAAGAATTAAACGATGCCGATATTCTCAGAGGCAGCAGGTATGGTACTGCAGTTTCTATTGTAAATAATAATATATTTGTAGGTTCTCCGTCCTTTATCCCAGTAGGAGTTAAGTTTCTTCGATTGACCGGAACTGGAACAGTAACAGTGAATGTTACTGCGACTATTTCTGTAGATTTTTCTGCTCCTATATTATCACCGGGAGCAGAACCTACGGTTGAAATTTTATACAGTGAGATTACAGACGAAACAAAAACTGTTAGTGGATTTACAGTAATAACTCCGGGATATGGATATTTAGAGACTCCTACTGCCGCATTAGTGGATCAAGATAGCAATGTCCTTAATCAATTAACCGTTACTACTGATAATAATTCTAGATTATATCAATTTAAGAAAATAAACACTGACCTAATAAGTTGGCAATTGTTAAGAGAACAGGAACCTTTAACTGATCCTGGCATTGTAACACGAGTAGCATTAATTGATTCTGTAAAGGAAGAAATAACAGACTACTTGGATGTTATTGATCCTGTAAAAGGAAAGCTAGCAGGCGTAGCAGAACAAGAATTAACCTATCGAGTTGTTTCTGATCCGGCAGTTTATACAATTGGAATTGGCGGAGTGATTGTTGATGATCAGGTAAGTTGGATTGATGATCACGTTGGCGAATTATGGTGGGATTTAAGTTCTGCAAAATACGTCTGGTATGAACAAGGAGACGAAATCTATAGGAAAAATAATTGGGGCAAGTTATTCCCAGGATCGACTATAGATGTTTATGAATGGGTTAAATCTGATTTGTTGCCCAGTGAGTGGGCTGCTCAGGCCGATACTACAATAGGATTAACTGACGGTATAAGCGGTCAGCCTAAATATCCAGATAATACTGTGCTTTCGGTGAAACAGGTATACAACAGTTCTACCGGAGGTTTTGAGAATGTTTATTATTATTGGGTTAAAAACAAGGTCATTGTTCCGAATGTTGCAAACAGAAGAATTAGCTCATATCAGGTATCGAGTATAATTGCCGATCCTACTGCTAACGGAATAAAATATGCTTCGATATTGTCTGCCGATGCAGTTGCTTTCTCTAATGTTCAACCTCAGTTAATCTCAGATAAAATAAATGCTAACATAGCACTTGATACTTCTTCTATTGATGTTCCTCGCCATACCGAATGGTTATTATTAGAGGAGGGAGATCCCTACAGTATTCCTAGTACTCTTCTTGAAAAGAAATTAATAGATAGTTTATTAGGTCACGATTCTCTGGGCAACTTAGTACCAAACCCCTCCTTAACTGATAGAAATAGATATGGCATATCAATTAGACCTCAACAAACGTTGTTTAAAAATAGATTAGATGTTCTGCGTAATCTTGTTGATTTTGTAAATGGAGTTTTAGAAAAAAATCAGATTAGGGGGAATTACGATCTAACTAATTTTGAAAGTCAAGAAGAAATTCCTTCTGAAGATTCAAGAGAATATGATATCATAGTTGAAAGTATTGATTCTTTAAATGAAATCGAAACTATAACCCTTGTTCAAGCACAATTGGAATGTTTTGTTAATAATGGAAAAATTCAAGGAATTAATATTACCAATCCGGGATATGGTTATACATTACCACCAAAAGTGACTATTTCGGGTGATACCGCCGCAGCGGTTGAAGTAGAAATTGACACCTTGGGCAGAGTTGTTAGTACTACAATAAAAAATTCCGGTTCGAGTTTTGTTACTGCTCCTATCTTAACGGTCAGGCCTCACGCAGTTATTGTAAGATCTGATCAAGATTATCCTGGAAAGTGGTCGAAATACATTTACACTTATTCAGTAGATAACTGGGCTAAGATACAAACTCAATCATATAATACCACTTTATATTGGGAATATATAGACTGGATAAGCTCTAATTACAACTCCTTCAAAGATTTTGATTTTGTATTATCGGATTTTGGTAGTATGCCTTTACTAGAAGATGTTCCGGTAGGAGCATACTTAAAGATAAAGAATTCCGGTGACGGAAGATATATTATTTTAGAAAGAGTAGATAGTCAGGGAGATTTTAGTTTAGGTTATAACATTCTTTATAATGAAAAAGGGACTATTAAAATTTTAGATAACATCTGGAATTATCCTAAGTCCAGTTTCTCATATGACAATGTTACTCTAGATGAAACTTGGTTTGATCAGGCACCTGATATTGAATTGTCTAAAATACTTTATGCCATTAAGAATGATATCTTCATTAAAGATCTTAAAGTAAATTGGAATTTATTCTTCTTTAAAGCAGTAAGATCAGCATTAGTCGAACAGAAGCTTTTAGATTGGGCGTTTAAAACTTCGTATATTAATGTTTATAACAAGGTAGGAAATTTAAACCAGCGTCCAATTTATAAATTAGATAATGACAAGTATATTGAAGACTATATTAAAGAGGTAAAACCTTATCGAACTAAAATTCGTAATTATATTTCTAGTTATAGTTACCCAGATTCGGGCGGTGATCTTTCGAACGTATACACAACTGATTTTGATTTACCGCCTTACTATAATAGTGCTACGCAAACAGTTGATGTTGTTAATTTAGGGGATTCTATATTAGTTAATCAACCTTGGAAAGATTGGGCAGACAATTATAAGTATGAAATAGGTTCGATTTTAATTGCTAATCCTGGAAAAGGATATACTCAAAAACCGGTTGTAACAATAACGACATCGACAGGAGATACTGGAACAGGGGCAAGTGCCGAAGCATATATAAAAGACGGAAAAGTTTTCAAAGTTATAGTGACCGAGTCTGGTAGTGGTTATACACAGGCTCCTATTGTGACTATTTCGGGCGGCGGACCCTATGTTTCGACCACTGCTACACTAGTTGCGACTCTAGAAAATAATCAGGTAAGAAAAAATATTCTAGGGGTTAAATTTGACAGGGTTGGGGTTAATACAGAAATCGGAAGTACTGCTACCCAGGATATTTTTGTTTGTACTGGTGATAGAGATAGTTATGTAACAACTTGGCCTGTTTCTCCAGATAAAAAGACAATAGTTCCGACCTTAGACGGAAAATTAATTTTTGCTACAGATTATACTATTGATTATTATTTTGAAAAATATAACGGGTATTCAAAACAATATTCAAGATTTAGATTCTTAAATAAGATCCCGACTGCCGGACAAATATTAAAAATTAAGTATAATAAACATATAAGTTTGTATACCGCAGTAGATAGAATAGACAAATTCTATTTCCCCTCTGATATAATGCCTGGAAAAGAATTACCTCTCTTAATGACCGGTGCCGAATATCCGGGAAGGATTATTCAGGGACTACCGTTAAGCTATTCTGTTCCTTGGAGTTCTGGAGTTAACTATGATACAACTCCCTGGGATGATTTAATTAATTATTATGCTAAATCTAAAATAGTCAATACCGCTACAATTGAGTCTACGACTATAACTCTAGATAATACTGAAGGACTATCGGTCGGGCAAATTATAAATGTACTTAATTCTTCGACATTGCGTGTACGAACAGATACCGCAATTACATCTATCAACACATTAACTGGAGTAATTGGATTAGATTGTCCTACTTATGGAGTTAAGTATGCTAAAGCAACCAGCACATCGACCGGTTCGACAATCACAATAAAAACAAAGACTGATTTTTATGGTGATATCAAAATAGGAGATACTGTTTTTGTTTCTGGTATGACTACACTTGGATATAACGGAAAATACACAGTTAATTCGATTAATAATAACGATGTATTAGAAGTTATTTCTACAGGCACACTTGCTAGTATTCAAGGAGCTGCGTCTACTACTGCATCTATAAGAGTCGCAATAATACTTGAAACCATAAATGTACAGAACGAGTTACTAGGATATTTTTGGTCAACTGTAACTAATACTAGTTCTGTTTTAGTACAAACATTTTCAAAGTCTAATGATGTTGCTAGAGTATCAGTTTTAGTCAATGGGACTTCTACATCTACATATTCTTTAATTACTGATCCTTTAATAGCAGATCGCGCTGCAGTTCGAGTATCGATTCTTTCTACATCGTCATCTACTACTGTTGATGTTTATTTGTACGGAAATCCACTAGTAGAATTTTGGAAATATGATAGTAATGAAAATAGTCTAGATTCTATTATTCAGGGCGGATCATATACTGCCTCTAATTTTGTAGGGGGGTTAGGAGTTGCTCCTGAAGATCTAATTATTTCGGGAGATGCTTTCCTATCTGAAAATGATAGTTATGCACCGGAAGAATTAGTTCCGGGACACGTATTAGATTCTCTAAGTGTTAATGTTTATACACAGCAATCACCGACTAACGCATTAATGATCAACGGGGCGTTTAGTGTGGTTGCAGGAGTAACAACGTCCTTTATTATATCGGAGATTCCGGAAGCAGTTGGCGGATTTATGCTACATATCGGTGGCAGGATCTTAGACGGAATTCGGGGAGAATATTTAATTCGGGGCAATCAGATCACGATACCTGCTCAATCCTATTCCGGTCGAGGCGGCTATACATTATTAAATGTAGGCAGTGACCCGGGTGTTGATGGTAGTATTGTCTTTGTAGAAAATCAAACCAGGGCGGTGGTTCAAAGTCTATCAAAAATTTCTGATATTAGATTGGCCTATGTGTTAGTAGACGGTCAGGAGATTGACAGAGTTAATACAACTACTGAATATGGATATATATTTGAAGCAGTTGGACCTAGGAATCAACGTGCTTGTGTTCGTGTATATAATATGCCCCAAGGTGATCATACAGTTGAAGCCTGGTTCTTTGAATCAATATACACTAACTTTAACAGAATTAGTGAAGAACGGTTTTCAGTGACCGCAACACAAAGTACATTTGTTTTATCTAAAAAGCCCGGAGTACTTGAACCACTTAGTGCCCAAGTAATTGTTGAAGTGGACAGCGGCGGCATTAGGCAGCGGTTATCCCCTCCGTGGGTTAGTTATTATAGATTTAACGGATCGACACTAACTTATAGTATAGATAATAAAAATCAAAGACCGGCAGGAACATTTAGTGACAGTAATGTTCAGGTGTTTGCAAACGGGTATAAATTAAGATTTAATTACGATTATACTATAAATTCTACAACCGGAGTTATTACATTAACTGCAGGACTATTAACAGTGGGTGATGCTATAGCTATTATGGCTGTTATTGATCATGATTATCTAATAACAGATGATACTCTAGAATTGACTACGTCTATTGCTAATGCAGAACTAAAAATATTGTCGTTCACTGATCACAACGATATGATGATGAGAACAGAAAGATTTCAAGGAACTGCTCTACGAGAATTTCATTTGAGTAGACCTGTGATGAACGACAATTATATATGGGTAAGTTTAAATGGTCGACCTTTGATTTCTCGTTATGATTTCTTAATACAAGATGACAAGCAGACTGTAAAAATTAATGATCGGATAACTGTGGGGCCGACTGACGAAGTTATGGTAACTACCATTGATACTTCAGAATTTGGAGGAAAAATATTAGGGTTTAGGATTTTTAAAGATATGTTTGAGAAAACTCATTATACTCGGATATCGAAATATCATAGCACAGTGCTATCTCAAGAACTGCTCTATACAGATACTGAAATTCACGTTCAAGATGCAACTGAGCTAGTTCCCCCTAACCCTGCAAGAAATAAACCCGGAGTAGTCTTTATCGATGCTGAAAGGATAGAATTTTTTAGCAAAGAAGGCAACCGTCTTAGTCAGCTTAGAAGAAGCACACTGGGCACAGGACCTGCCTTTAGGGGCTTACCGGGAGCAAAAGTAGTAGATCAAAGTCTTCAACAATCGATTCCTTATGTAGAAAATAATCTAGTTCAAAGAATATATACCGCACAAACAGCCACTTATGCTATAAGTACATTAACATCTACTTCGACAGGTGACGGAATTGTTTTAACTCCTGGAATAGATCCTATAGATCAAATTACTGTTTACTATGGAGGGAGGCAGCTTCGAAAATCATACGTTGAATTGCATGATAAAACTGTGGCCTATGATACAACAGCCAACAGCATTATTATTCTAGAACCCGAGTTTAGTGTAAGCACATCTACACAAGAATTGACATTAAATATTGGAGAATATATTACTTCCGGGACTCAGATAACCGTGGTACAAAGAAAAGGATACGTATGGACTGGAACAGAATCTTTGATAACTAGTGGTGTTAATCAAGCCCGCTTTATACGTGAAAAAGAAGCTGAATTGCCAGATATATATTATTATGGTGGGGATAATGTTATTTTGGATACTGATTACGATCCATTTATTGACGATAGCGGAGACCCCTTAGAGGATTTATAAAATGCCAAAAATTTCACAACTTCCTGGTTTAACAACAGCCACAAGTAGCACAAGTTTTATTGTAGTTGATAATTTAATATCGAAAGTGATAAATTATTATGATTTACTTGATCGTGTTGAATTTGATTTAAATGATAGAGGACTTATAGGAGATCCCGGTCCTTCGGGACCTACTGGGCCTTCTGGAGGACCTACTGGACCTACTGGACCTAGTGGTCCTAGTGGCCCGTCTGGTATTAATGGATCCCGTGGTGCTACAGGCCCGCGTGGTTTTATAGGCCCTACTGGTCCGTCTGGAGGACCAACCGGTCCCCAGGGAATTACTGGTCCAACTGGTCCCTCTGGTCCCTCTGGTCCTGGTATTCCTTCTGGGGGACTAACTGGTCAGGTGTTGACCAAGGCTTCTAATACTAGTTTTGACACATACTGGACAACTGCTACCGGTACAGGAACCGTACTATCTACCAGTTCCGGTCTTTCGTCGAGATTGACTTTTTCAGCAAGTGCTACAGGCCTAGCAAGTGGGTCAACTGCAACTTTAGAAATTGCCGGTTACAAAACTTATGTATTGTCAAAAGTTGCTACTAATTATCCTGCTTGGGTTCGAATTTACACAGATAGTGTGAGCAGGTCCACTGACTTGTACCGAGATATTAATTATGATCCATTACCCGGAACTGGTGTAATAGTTGAAACTATTAACACATCTGGGTCTCTTTCGCAAGTCATAACTCCCGGTGTAATTGGTTTTAATGACGATTTTATTCCAGTTGACACAGTATATCTATCAGTTACTAATAACGATGCTGTGACCAGGACTGTTACTGTAACACTTACATTATTACAATTGGAGTTATAAAATGTCTATGCGCGAATATATTATTACCCTGTACAACTACGAAGATCTTGATTCTTTCTATCAAGATATGGAAACTGAGGGGGGAGATTTATATATTCCGAACAGAGCAGTTGAAGTTTCAAATAGAAGACCGGTAAGTAGAAATACACACTACCTTCTTACAGATTCAGAAGCACAACAAATTCGAAATGATAGTCGAGTAATGAATGTAGAATTATCGCTCGAGGAGTTAAATTTAAAAATCACACCACATTGGGATCAAACCAGTAGTTTTTGGAATAAGTCTACTGTATTAAATCAAAATCATAAAAATTGGGGTTTATTAAGATGTATCGAGGGCCTTCAACGACCGAACTGGGGGTCAAATGGAATACCTACGGTTACTGGTTCTATTAAAACAACATCTAGTGGCAGAAATGTAGACATAGTGATTGTTGATGGATTAATTGATCCAGCTCATCCGGAGTTTGCCGTTAATCCAGATGGATCCGGGGGATCTAGAGTGGTACAATATAATTGGTTTCAACTGAATCCTCAGGTAACCGGTGACCCTGCTGGGACTTATGTATATACTCCCTATGTTGATTTAGGTGATCTTAATTTAACTAGCGATAATGATCACGGATGTCACGTTGCAGGAACAGTAGCCGGTAATACACAAGGTTGGGCTCGAGATGCGAATATATTTAATATAAGTCCATATAATACTGCCCCTAGTGATGTCGGCCTT